TTATTTCGGAGGTTTCTCAACTCTCCCATGATTTGCTTAACTGCATCAATATTCGACATAATGTACTCCAATGTCTAATTGTTAAATTGTCTAAGTTCACGTAAGAAATCATCAAGAGACATGAATTTTTCTTTGTCCTCTTCTGATTCCTCTTCTTTCATTTCTTTATCTTCGTCGCTGTCTTCGTCATGATAAGAGTCTTCTTTGTGATCTTCATCGTGTGCCCGCTCTTCGTCTTCGTCTTTCATGCCCATCTCTTCGGACTCTTCCTCTTTCATGGCGTCTTCTTCTTGTTCGATTTCATCAGGTGAATGACCTGCAAACTCAACAAGATAATTGCCGTTGTCGAGTTCTTGGACAGATATAATGTGCTTGTTGATGATCAAGGAGCGTGCAACGTCGGCAAGTCCGATCTCTCTAGAAAATTGCTTTGACAAAGTAGCCTCATTGTTTGCGGGTATTGTTACGATAGATACTTCTAAAAGTTCGGATGATTGAAAGTATGATCCTGACTTTCCATGATAAGGATGATCAGCAGGCAAACTACTGCGAGCGATAGTTTTACTGGGCTGGAATCCGACTGAAACAGCATTGATATAGCCATCACGCACTTTCTGCTCAATCGTTTTCGCCATGTCGTCTTTTTGGTCAAATTCCACCTCAAGCATGAGTTGATCGTTTTCGACATAGGCTTTGCCTTTGCCGATTGGCATCTGACTAGGATTGTGATTGAATAGCACAACAGGATTGCGATTGTATGCACGCAGATCCCAGCCCTTTTGATCAACAACGTCGCCATATCTATCAGGATTGGCTGTGGACGCTACAAACTTGATCGGCTTGTCTTGTGTCGTCTGTTTGGCTTGAAAGTTCTTAAAACGCATCTGTGCTCCTCTCAGTTATGGTATAGCATACAGGATATAGTGTCGAATAATTATTTGCGCTCTCTGTATTTCTCATAGCACTCTTTTGATCCATCTATGAATGATTCACAATGATTGATAATGATCTGTGAGTTCGCTACGTTCGCAATTTCCTCACACTCTGCGCCGCCTGTTTTCGCTTCGACTCCACGCTGCATAACTCGGCAATACATTTCCCTACAAAGTAAATCCCCGTTTTCTTTGATGTATTCAGCGCTACAAGGTTCGACGAGCAAATCAAGGTTTGTGAGTTGCTTAGCAACATCAGACACAGGATCGACAGGTTCAATAATGATCGGGCTAACTGGCTGGCTTTCTGTCTTGTCTTTTGTGATTGCTATTGTGGTAAGACTGCCAACAACAAGCCCACCCAATCCGATCAATATGTACGCGGTGATCATGTTCTCTCCTTGTAGTTTCATTTTTATTCCTCAACTATAACAGGCGCAATTGTACAGCGGCAATTGATATCCATTGCAGCCACTCCAAAAGAAGCGGGCGCTGGTCCTGAATAGCCGTCTACTTTAAAATCTTGATCAACAGGGATCGGCGGTTGGCTGCCAAGTTCGGCGTGTGTTTCTCTGACGTCTGCATCCCTTGAATCAATCCACTCTTTCATAACCTTGACGCCCTCTTCTTTTTCGAATTGGTTGTAGGCTTCATTTGTAGCGCTATTAATTGCCTTTGTCGTTTCTGTCTGTGCTATGCGTTGCGCCCTTGCTTGGCTGAATGTCGTTGCTTGCCGTATAGACTCCGCAATTTCTTTGTTTGGCAATCCTTGCTCAATGCCTCGCCTTACTAATCGCTTTATTTGCTTTTCATTCGTTGCGTTGATTTGCCTTGCAAATTTTAAGATCTGTCGTTCCATAATCGGACGCTCACCAAATAAAAGATCAAGCGGCTTTGTTTTGCCTGTTAGGCTATATAGATCTAATACTGTATCGTTCCCCGTAAGAATAAAAATCGATCGATACGCCCGCCCTATAACCTGTTGAATCTGTGAGATTTCAAAAGCACGCCCAAGAATAGTAGCAAAGTCGATCGCCTTTCTTTGTTGCTGGTTTATAATTTCTTCGGCTAATTTCTGCGCTCGTCTTGCATATCGATCTGCAGCGTCATCAAGATAGATTTCAACGGCTCTCTTCATTGTGCGTTCTGCTGGAATTACTTGCTTTTGCATCCATTGCCGCCAGTAGAGATCCTTTTGTGCTTTTGTCATCTTCTCAGTTAGTGATCTCTTTTCTGTTAGTCGCTTCTTTTCTTCGCTGATTACTTTGCGCATGTGCGACAGTCCACGAGATCCAACAACTAGCCATTTGATTTGTGCAACAACGCCAGCAAGTCGGAAATCCTTGAAGTGACGAGCCGCCCAAGCCTCACGCAATCGGATCGCCGTTTCTTCTGTCCTAGTCTCTGCAATACTGCTATCACGCTCCGCAATTGGCTTGAGTCTGTTGTATTGTTTATTACCGAGGATATTGCCGCCTTTCTTCCATATCTGCGGCCACTCCTCTTTCAATTTCTGCGCTTCTTCATGTGGGAATCTTTTAAACTCCGAATTGCGCAATGCCACCTGTTGATCGTCGCCATCCTTTGGGAAGTTTGTGGGATCTTTGTCTCCAACACTGCCCCGCATTTCTAGAGAGTCAATCTTTTTTTTTTCGTCTTCTTTGGCACGTTCTACAAGTTGCGTCAATGCCTGCTCGATCGCTTCTTCTGACTGGCTGGCTTGCTCTTCTGTTTCTGTCTCTCCAAATGGGCTATCAGTTAAGCCCTCATATGCGTAAGCCTCACTTGGTGACATGCCGTTATCAATGTGCATGATGATTCGATCTAGTTTCTCAGTGCGTACAGACTGCAAAGCGTCAACGCCTGAGAAGTCGATTTGAACATAGAATGACGGATCAAACATTTGCGCAACTCTTGACATAAATTGCTCAAGTTTGCGAGCGCGCTTTTGCTGGATCTCGTAATATGTGATTGTCGCTTGTCGGGCTGTGGCATAGTTTGCATCAGGCAAGCCTAATACAGTTGACGGCACGCCACAAACTGCACTAATGTTTTGCCGTACCATTTCCCGCAGTGCTTGAAACTCAAGATCGCGAGGGGATAATGCAAGCGTTTCTACTTTGATCTGTCCACTTAGCGCCATAGCCCCGCCGTGTTCTGTCATTTGCTTGTATGCTTGCATGATCTCCTGACGTCTTCGCCTGTCCCATATGTCAGCGGGATCGATAGGCGATAGGAGTACATCAGGACGCCCTTGCTTGCTTACACTGCTCGCCATGCGCTGGGCGTTTATGTCTGCTGTGATCTCTTCGTTAAGTGCCTCAACGATGCCCGATCCGTACAATTCACCAGCACTTTGATTGTCCCAGCTTGCGTTGCGGATATGCAGAACACGCTCAGGAGGATATACAACAGTTGATCCGCCGTCGCTGTATTCATAGCCTTGTATCATTTTCACAGGGTCAGGAATGATGCGCACGTTTTCAGGGTGTAATCTGTACAGGCTTGTGGGCTTCTTTGGATCTCCGACTATGAGCGTGTAAACGTTGCCCGTCATCATCAAATCAACAATGAATTGTTCTCTGAATAAATAGCCGTCTGTGATGCTTGACGGCTGGCGAAATAGATCAAGCACTTCATGATCGTCTATTTCCGTTTGTTGCTCTCCTTGCCCTTTTAAGAGTTTAATTGGCAACGCTGCTATATCTTGACTGGCTCTAGTTACACAGGCGTGTGTATAGGCATGCTTGCCGAATACAGCCATAGATTGGCGGGGGCTGAATACAGGCGTTACGCCGTTGCCAGTGCTCCAGCTTGCGCCATGCTCAGGCACTTGCGGATTTGTCTCAACTTGCCCAAAAGCACGAGCAATAAAAGAGGGTACAAAGCGAGTCAGCCAGTTAGAAGGGGCGGGCGGTTGTTTCTGTTGAGTCATGCGATCTCCTGTCAATGAGTGCAATATATCAGATTATAGGGAGTTTAGTTCTAAACATAAGGTTATCCGATCATCATGCTGCGAAAGACTTTACGTGCTTTAACCATTTCTGTTAGTTGATTAATTAATGATTGCTTTTGAAATCTAATTGCACGGCTTGTCATTTCGTGTACATCTCTTGAAATAATTTTTTCTTCTTTGCATTTGTCAATTTGTGCCTGTGTCTCTTCTAGATCAAGCATTTCAAATTGTATTTCAAATTCTTTAATTAGACCATCGACATCATCCATTTTTAAAAGTCGATCGTAATGCTGATCAAGTTTGTCGTATCGTGCTTGTCTTTCTGTGTTTGTGTATTTCATTTTGTACTCCGTTGTTGTGTTGTTTGATTATACTTATATAATAACAACTTATTTACAGACTGTCAACATATTTATGCAACTTTCTTCAAAAAAGATCAAAAAGGATCGCAACCTGTCCCCAATTGCGACCCTTCAAAGAACATTGATCGGATCCCTCAATCCAACCAAATACATACTATCATTTTACTCCGTTGTTGAAAAGGGGGGCGATTGCCCCCTTATTTTTTATGCGTTGTGTGTAAGGTAATTTTGAACGTCCGCAAACTGATCCCACATCATCCCGTCATAAGAAAAGATCTCTGTGCTATCAAGTGTCAAGCCGTCGAAATGCTTTGCTGTAATTGTGTATGTATCTGATCCGCTGTCGTATTTTACAATGATTGATACTTGATCCTTCATAAATGCGCCGCGCTGCTTTCTTCCTTCATGCTTAAAGAATACAGTATTTGTTTTATCGTCAAACATTCCTCTCACGCCTTTGTAAGTTTTACGGCGAAACTTTAAAGAGTTTGGTGCTAATGTGTGATACTGGCGAGTTGTTTGTGTGTTGATTGAGTTCATAACATGCTCCGTTGTTGTTTGTTATACTTATATAATAACAATATATTTATACAATGTCAACAATTTTATACAACTTTTTAAAAAAAAAGAAAAGGGGAGCGATTGCCCCCTTGATTTGTTGATTATTTAAATTTTTTCTACAACTGACCAAGATCCGCAAGTTGTATCGATCCCAGTTTCAGAAAGCAAAGGCAAAACGATCATAGGATTCTTTTTGATGTTCTTTTTTGTGAACTTCTTTGCATCTGTGTATTGCTTTGTCTTGCTGTTCCAAAATCCTCTAACTCTGTTGATTGTGCTGCTATCGGCTACATTTTCACCATTAACCGAGATAAAGAAAGTATTGTATTCGTTGACTGTGATTTCTACTATGTAAAACATTTTGTGCTCCGTTGTTGTTTGTTATACTTATATAATAACAACATATTTACAGAATGTCAACAACTTTATACAACTTTTTTTATTTATTTTATGAATCCCGCAATATTGCCCTGCTTGCATTTGTATAAAGGATCTCTTCTTCGCACTCTGTTAACTGGCTGAGAGCCTTAAGAAGAAAGACAAAGTACGCAGTTTTCGGGATACTCCGACCCCTGATCCAGTTGCGTACATCTTTTCGAGATACGCCCGCCCGATCTGCCAGTTGCTCGATCGTGATGTCGTTGCGGTTCATGATCCCCTTGAGCCATAATGCAAATTTTCTCTGTTCCATTGCTCGATCCTTTATTGGTGCATTTGCCAGCGCTTCAGAAAAGAGATTTGATAGCGTAGAGCGTCAAGGGCGTGATCATTTGCTTTTTGTGGTCTGTCGCCTTTCTCACTCTTTGCCCACCTGTACAGCCTGAACTCTCTGATCAGCGCTTTACAGTTGTCATGTATGACAAGGTGAGGCTTGCCCGCTGCATCAAGTGCAAGCCGCTCCTTAACCCAATTAATCGTCTCAACAACTCCCAAATGTTTTGGGGCTGGGTGATTATTGATCCCGCATTCTCTTTGTAGCGTGATCCGCCCGTCTCTTGATTCAGGATCGGCAACTGTCCAGCGATAATCCTCATTGTATCGCCTTTGTATATTGTTCAAGGCTCTGCCATTTTCAAGGCTCGTCTTTTCTGTTTGATAATACTCTCTGTATACGTGCAAGACGTCCTCACGCTCATCGTGTGCAAAGAACAGACAGGCAAAAGGATTTCTTACACCAAAGTCGATCGC